AGGAGGGAAACGCATCCCCCCCCGCCCCGTTCCCGTCAATGGTAGTTGTCTATAACGGAAAGGGGGATTCTGCATGATCGGAATAATCATAGCGGCGGCGGTTCTGTTCGCTCTATTTTCGGCGGTGACAATGCGGGCGATTTATTGGGCGCGCTATCCGTTCGCCACAAAGCGGAAGCGGAGAAAAAGGGAAAGGACCTGCAAGACGTGTAAACACCAGCCACGGTGCGACGCGCTCTTTGAACACAGATACAGAAAGCTGGGGATTAAAGAGCCAGAAGCATGGAAAACGTGGGCTTGCAAAATGTATCAGGAAAGAGCGTGCGAAAAATGAAAGCATACACAGTTTATCAACCTTACGCATACGCAACCGCCGTCGGTTTGAAGCAATATGAAACCCGCACGCGGCGGACGAACATTCGGGGCCGTGTAGCGGTCCACGCCGGAAAAAAGCGGATAAAGGGCAAGAGCGCCGAACGGCTTTACATGGACGTTCTTTCGGCGGGACAGAAGAACGAACTTGCGTGGCACATATGCAGAAAAAGCCACCCGGAAGAATTCGGCGCGGTGATCGGGACCGTGGAAATTGTCGATTGCGTCCCCGTGGAAGAAATCGTGAACACGCTGACACCGCTTGAACGGGCGTTGGGCGACTTTTCGCCGGGCCGGTTCGCGTGGGTCCTCCGAAACCCGGTCATGTTTGAAAAGCCGATTCCGGCCCGCGGTCAACAGGGCTGGTGGAATTGGGAGGAACAAGAATGAACGAGAACAGCTATCGGGTTATAACACGGATAGAAAAAAAGCCGGAAAGATTAGGGAAAAAGCTTTTCAGATACAACGATTCCCGCGGACATTGCCGGGTTGCGTGTACCGGTACATTTTGGGGGAAACCGTGCGACAAAGATAATTACAAAAATTGCGACGAATGCGTTTGCAATCATTGCGAATTTTGCCCGTGCGTAGAAGAAAAAAGGGAGGGTGAACCGGATGGAACATGAACCCGTGAAAACGGTTCTTTCAGAAATTTCAGAAAGGTTCAGACCGTGGTGGCGCGGGAAAGACACGCGGCAGACGGTCCAACGGCTGAACGATGAAGCCGCGTACATTGTGGGACGGTATGCGAACGCGCGAGAAATCGAGATCGGACCATTTGAAAACTGTATTTCGATTTACAACGCCCCCGATGACATTTTGCCGTTTATCCCTCTCTTCTTCCGGGAAATCAGCATACACGGAACCTATACCGTTATGCGCGGAATGAAAATGCTGGGCCGGGTCACTTATCGAGGAATGCCGGAACAGGATAAACCGGGCAAGTTTATTGTCGGAGTAGAAACCGACTTTATGCCGGAAGTGAAAGCGCGGCAAGTGATCTTCACAATGGTGATCGGCGACGAATCCGGCCCGTTGCCGGAAGATTTCGGGAAAGAGGGGTCAAGATGGAATATAAGCCGAAAGTGATTCTTTGCCGCCTGCATATGGCGGACAAGAGCATTCAGCAAATCCGGGAAGAATGCGCCGGTCAAGGCATGACATACCGGGATTTTGAGAACATCAAGCGGGCAAACGAATATTTCGACGGCGTGCGTTGCCGCCTGTCCCTTTGGGAATGGGACAATTACGAAAGTTACCACCTTGACGATTGGGACGCGCCGGACGACGAACGAATGATGATGGCAATTTACTATTCCGAACAGGTCCACCCCGCCCCCCGCTACAAGAACGACCCTGAAAGTTTCAAGGCTGATTGGGCGGCGGGGACCTATGACCCCGGCGGGGTTATCTGCTTTGACCCGCGGGACGTGGAGGAAATCGAAGTGATTTCGGAAGAGGTCAAGCCGCCCGCCCCGGCCCACTCTTCCCCGTCGCAAGACGCGAAGTCGCGGCGGGAGAAGAAAAAGAAGCGCCCCCGGCGGCGGAGGTGATCGGCGAAAATGGCCTATTACGATACACAGGTTCTTGAAGCCTTGCGGGAAATCGCAAGGGAATTAAAGAAGATTCGGGAAGCACTGGAAAAACAGGAAAAAGAGGAAGAGAGGTAACAGCATGGTAACAGCACAATTCAACGCTTTTTGCCCACCCGAAATCGGCGACGAAATCAGGGACACAACAGGCGGGGTCCACACGGTCACAGATATAGCGTGCATTCACTACGTCCGCACGGGCAAAGTTGAATTCCGCTTTGAACTGGACGGAACCGGGTACTATGCACCGATTGAGATTCAGGACGCGCCGCCGAGAATAAGGGCTATTAGAATATGGGGTTATCCGCCTGAAAAGAAACCAGCAATCGGGACGGTCAAAGAAAACGCGATTCACCCGCAGGCGACGGACGCGGACCGGGTTTTGCGGACGATAGAAAACTACCCCTTGACGGTTGAGGACGTGGAGATTTACGCCCGGTTTTGCGAGGAAACCGGAATACACGGTAAAAATTTGACCGATTTTTTGCGGGAAGCAATCACCGCAAAAAGGAAAAAAGATTCTAACCAACCAGTCGAGCGGGAAAGTGAGGGTCAAAAAATGGAATTCGGAGAATTTCAAGACGTTTGCAAATATATGTCGTTCGGCTACAAAGGCGGTTCAGGGATTCAATTTGAACCGGTATGTAAACGGCCTGACAGAATCCCCCGCGGGCATAGCTGGGGAAAGTGCGTTGAACAGTGTTGCCCATATTTCGGAATCAAGATCGGCCCCGGTGAAATCTACATGAACGGCGAAAAGATCGGAACGTTCGATAAAGCGCGGCTTGTGCTGGACGGTGAAGAGCCGCAAAACGTGGTGAACATAACGATTCCGCGCTTTTAGTAACACTCCATGTCGAGCGGGCGGAGAAAGGGTGGTGAAAAATGGACAAGGGAACCGACGACCGTTGCGAAAAGTGCTTTTGCGTGTCATGCGTGAGGTTCGGAACGTCTGATTGTGCGGACGGGGACGCACATTGCGAGAAATGCAAAAGCGGGCAGGAAATGAAATATTGCCCACGTCGGCCCGGCGCGCGCTTGCCTAACGTGCCGACGGCGGAGGAAATGCGGGCAAGGGATATATATATTCCGCCCCCGCTTCCGCCCGGCTACTGCCCGATAACAAGAATTCGTTGTGAGGGGCCGTACTGCCCGAATTGGACAAATAACCCGGTTGGGTGCAAATTGGACCGCTGGCCGGAAATAAAAATCTAAACAGGAGGTTTTACACGGTGAAAACAATTTCGGTTATCAACCTGAAAGGCGGCGTTGCGAAAACCCTTACCGCCGGGAGCATGGCGCACATTCTGGCGACCTACCACAGCAAGCGGGTTTTGCTGATCGACAATGACAAGCAGGGCAACACGTCGAAAACGTTCGGGGTCCACAGCTACGACGACAAGAGCATTTCGGACGTTCTGACCGCCCGGCGGCTGGACCCGTGGGAGGTTATCAAGAAAACCCGGTTCGATATGATCGACGTAATGCCCGCGAATATGTCCTTGATTCGGGCGAATCTGGAAGTCATGCTGGACACCAGCGCCCGCCCCCAGCAAACCCGGTTGCGCGACGCGCTGACCGCGATTGCGTCGGAAAACTTTTATGATTTCTGCATTATCGACAACGCCCCCGATATAAACATTTCGACGATCAACGCCCTTGTCGCTTCCGACGACGTGATTATTCCGATCAAGATTGACAAATACGCCTTTGACGGGCTGGAAGAGTTGAAAGAGCAGATCGAGGACACCCGCGCCGACTGGAACCCGCGCTTGCGGCTTGCCGGTTGCCTGATTACGTGCTTTCAGCGGACGGACGCGGACCGGCAGGGGGAAGAGTGGTTGCGGAGCCAGCCGGAATACCCGGTTTTCGACACGCACATTCGCTATTCGGAGAAGGTGGCCGAAAGCACGTTTTCGGAATCCCCCATTGCTGAATACAGCAGGCGGAGCGGGGCCGCTATGGACTATATCGCATTCGTGCGGGAATATCTGGACCGCGGGAAAAAGTAAGGGGACGCGGGATGAACTGCAATGATTGTGAAAACCTGAATTTGACGGAAGAACAGCAGGAACGGCTGGGAACGAAAGAACCGCATATTTGCTTGAAGTACGGGCGGCGGGTTTTTCACAGGTCAAGCAAACCGGGATTTCACGAAATGATATATCCGTGTCGGGAGTGCGAACAAGAAAAGAACTTGTCCGATTCGGACAGAAAGGGGCGT